TATTGCTACATTTTTATAGCCCGGATTTAAACCATCGTCAGCAGTACCACCATTTCCAATTTTTAGTACTCCCCCACTAGTTATGCGCGCGCGTTCGGTAGCACTTGTTCCAAATCTTACATCAGAACCATTAATCATTATAGGCTGATAGCTTCCGATTAATGTTGCATCAACTCCGTGTATTGTTGACATACCTGAACTAAATGTTCCACCATTGTCAAATCTTATTCCATAAGTAGAACCTGAAATTCCTGCTGAAATGCCATCAGTTCCACTATTAACAACTAATCTATAACTTGGATTTATAGTACCTATACCTACGTTACCGCCATTGGGTTGTAATAATAAAGGATAATTAGTTCCTAAATTAGAAGTATCAGATACTTGCAACCAAATACCAAAAGGAGAAGCGTGTTGTCCTCCAACATATAAACCTACCCCTCTATTATTAGTTAAGCTTAACATTGGGTTATTAGGACTTGTCCCACTTGATGCAGGAGATTGACCTGTTGTTATTCCACCAAAATATCCGTTTATTGTGCTATTTGCCGTTACACTACTTGAAAATGTAGCTGCTCCTGTTGAGGCTATTGTAAGTCTTGTAGCACCATTATTAACAAATAGCATATCATCATTAAGCTGATTGTTTATCCAAAATTTGCTATCTGCACCACCATATCCAATATAGCCCATATCGCCTGAACCATTTGCAAATTGTATATAGTTTCTACCTGCTGCAACAGATGTTTGAATACGAAGATTTTGACCACCACTTGCAGAACTTTGAATATGTAATCTTGAAGTTGGGTTAGTTTCTCCAATCCCCACATTACCGCCCGAAGATATACGCATCTTCTCAGTAGAACTTGTAGCGAATATAGTAGCACCAGTTTGAGAAATCATTACGAAATCTCCTGCAACACCACCCGTAACATATTGCCCGTTAGCAGTAATAAGACCGAATTTAGCTTGATAGATAGCACCTGTAATTGCTTCGCCTAATGATACGCTAGGCGCTGCTCCACTTATTCTTAATTGGCTATCAGCAGTAGCGTTATGAATTTCAAGCGTTCTTTGAGGATTGTTAAGACCGATACCTAATCTATTGTTAGTAGCGTCCCAAAAAAAGTTACTTGAACCTGTTATGCTTGTATCTCCATTAAAATACGCTACTCTGCCACTTGCACTTATACCCGTTATCGGATTCGTTAAAGCGTTTTGTTTATTATTGAACGTAGTCCAATCTGTACTTGATAAAGCACCGCGATTAGTAGCCGATGCCGTAGGTAGATTAAAAGTATGTGTAGCACTTGCACTTGCTATGTTAAAATCAGTTCCGCTTGTTCCTGTCGCTAAGTATTGCACTTGTGCAGTCAAGCCATTTAAAGCCGTTAAGCCTGTTGTGAACGTAGTAATAACTTGACAAAGCGTGTTGTTCTCGGTGTGTAGAGTAATCGTTCTACCTGCCGTAGTAACATAGATGCGAATAGCTAACCTATCCGTTAAAGTTAAAGTTGTTTGCGGAACTGCTAAGGCACTAAAATAAGCCTCTATATTTGTTGCATCATTAATTAACTTAGGGCTTGTACTATTAGAAGCAATAAGTGTAAAATTAGTTCCGTCGTATTTATACAACTCAATATAAAAAGTTGGACTACCACCACCGCTTGAAGCCTCAAAGTATGTTTCAAAATTAAAGTTTCCGGCAGGAATATTCAATAAAGCAGGGTCGTTAGCATCAGTTAAAAATGATGCAATATATCCGTTTGAGTTTCTTGTAAAATCTGTACCTGCTCCAATGATAGGTGTCTTATTCATTTCGTAATAAGTAACACCGCCTATTGTACCTTGATTGATAGAGCCGTTTAAATAATAAGAAACAGAAGCACCACCACCGCCACCATTTGTAGGTAAGGTAGCTAATTGACCATCGCCTCGCACATACTGAGTAGCGTTACCTGCAAAAGAAAATGCCAACGTTCCTGATGTAACAATAGGAGAACCACTTATCGAAACGCTATTTCCTGTAATAGATGCAGCTACGCTTGTTACAGTACCTACCGCTCCACTAGAACGCTGCCATATAGTTCCTGAATAAATTACATAATCGCCAACCGCAAAACTAATCGGACCAGCTCCAAAGTTTACTGTTCCGGCTACGTTACAAATATAAACGTCTCCTGTGTCTCCTGTTCCGTTTGCAAGTGTAGGGGTGTTAGTCGCTGCGTTCCAAGTTCCCTTATATTCCATAATTGAACTAGGTAGCTGACTGATAGGTACTTTACCTAAACTATCCAAAGAAGCATAGCCATTAGCGTTGCCCTTCTCACTTCTTAGCTGATAAGTATCTAATAAAGCTTGTGAAGGGAATACCTCTACATAAGCAGAGCCAGTCCATAAGTAAAGCTTCTGGGTGTCTTTGGCGCAATAAATAACGTTAATATCTCCGCTCACAGGGAACGAAGCTAAGTCAGTATAAAAGCTAACTGCACCGCTAAAAATAGCCCCTAATTGAGCAAGTGTTATCTTCTTACTTACTCCACTAATCGGGTCGCCTATAATAGTTAAATCTGTACTCTGAGGTGCTAACTCAGTAGCTAATTGGTTAATCTTTTTGCCTATCATTCTGTATAGTTATATATCGACGGGATTTGACACCTGTCATTCAAGTAAGGTAATTCCATTGTTATATCTATCTTAACTCCGGCAAGATAGTCAGGGTCGCTTTCGGTAAAATAAGTCATAGGTGCAGTTTCGCCAATATCCCATATCGCTTTGGGGTATCTTAACTGCGCTACTATATCCTGACCTACTAATGTCATATCAGACAAAACTTCCGTTTCGTTGCTCTCTTCCATTAGCATTCTATCCATAAAATAAAGGCTAAAATTATAAGTAATATTTTTAGCGTTTATAGTTGCACCCGTTAAAGTGTAGAACATAGCCGGATAAGTTACCTCTCCGTTACTTAAACGTTCCCACACATCTCCGAAGTAAACAAAATTAATTTGTTCGTGGTCGTTTCCGAGTGTCGTTATTTGTTTTACTATTTGGTTTAGGCTCAGGCTCATTCTTAATTTTTTCTAAATAAACACGCAGTTTATTTTGGTTTTTTATTGTTGTTACTTTGCTCATATTTAACAGTCGCTACAACCTCTGTTTCCTTGATATAACTCCTCGAAGCTCTTACCTGCGCAGCAATCAAAATCTCCAAGCCAGATGCTCGTTGTGTAAGCATCGTTCTCAGGGTGTATTGCATCAATGCCGCTTCCCGGATTCAAGTACTCAGGGTAAAGTGTAGAATATTCTTTTAAATATTTAATCATTCTCTGCTTGTAGAACTCAGCTCTTGTCTTGTATCTATTAGCCACATCAATCATGTCTTGCATAGACGGGTTCTCGGTATTTTCTCCTCCCTTCCTTAACAAGCCTTTGTTATAGAACTGATAAGATAAACCCATTGGAAGCTCACTAAGTACATAATGTACCAAAGTATCTGCTATGTATTGGTCTAATAAAATAACTTCATTAGCGTTTAAATTGTTCGCTGTTATACCTGCTTGTAGTCTGTTATATAAAGCACTACCAAGCGCAGGAAGGATATAAATATCCTGTGCAGTTTTAATCTCAGGTAATACAAGTTTCTCGTCTACGTTAGCGTGTAAGCCAGAGCGGTCTTTAATATTTTGAACCGATATGAATAATGTGTTTAAGCTCATCTTTATTTTCTTTTAACTATGTTTGAACGCCACTCGTGTCTGCAACTTGGAGAATGTGTATTTGTTCCCGGCTTAGTGTACCAACCGCCTCTTCTATCCCAAACGCTATAACCTAATCTAGCACTCATTTGCTCAATCTCGCTACGGGTATAAAACTTATTAGCAGTAACTAAATATTTGCAAAAAGGTCTGCTTGTATCTAAATCGCCATCATTAAAACCTGCCTTCCACTCATAACTGTATCTAATTAAAATCTGAGTAGTCTCAGGCTTTATAGCTTCTACAATCTTACTAATAGGCTGAGTTAATTGTCTCTCAATAATAACGTTGCTATCAATACCTTTACCTTGCTTTACTTCGGTAGTCTTAATAAAACCCTTCTCGATTAAAATATCAATAACACGCTTAACTGCTCCTACATCTTCCTTTAAAGTGTCAGCAATTACTTCTGGGGTAATTCTTTTATCCTTAACAATTAAATCTAAAATATTAGACTGCAACTGAGTTACATCTGCAAAAGCCTGATAGTCCTCATCATCGCTAAATCTTGTTTTGCTTTTAAGAACTTCATAAGCGTTTCTGTCATCTCCGAACTCAAAGAAAACTTGATAATCATCTTCGCTAAATTCTAATTCCTCACTACCAAGCCAAGTACTAACTTCATCATCAGTTAAAGCATATCCTGCTTTTAACATCGCAGTAGCTTGTTCTCTGCTTATCTTACCCTTGTTAAATTCTCTAATGATACGCTGCATATTTTGCCACTCACGACCCTTTAAGCCTTTAATATGCTCATTAACATTTAAAGGACTTGCTGCCATTGGTTGCTCTGTTTCAAGAGGCAAATTGTACTGAGTAGGGTCTATTCCAAGCTTCTCTAAAATCCATTGTTTTGGTGCTACCTGTAAAATAATATTCTCGCTAAAATCAATTCCGATAGGGTCTACCGGCTGCAACTTTAACTCTACTGTAACTCCTGCATACTGACCGAGCATATTAAATACACCCTCAATCTGCATTTGCTTATATCTAACATAGGTGTTATTAAATATCTCGTAGCTATCGCGCATCTGTTGGCGCGTACCTAATTGACCAGCAGTTGCGATACCAAACAAGTCAGGGCTTGTAATCTGGTGTCCGCTAAATATGTTAGTTTGTATTAACTCGTCTACTCTACTAAAATCTTCTTTGGTTAAATCACTCGCACCTAAGTCATCAACAATAGGCTTTCTCGTTGCATCGTTTACAAAAGCAAGTAAATACTTTTTGCCGTCTGCACCTGTATACATATTATCGAACTGTCTGCTTACTGCACGTTTCTCATCAGGGCTTGGCTCTCCGTTTGGTAAAGTAATAAGTTTACTAGCAGAAAACCCGGTCTGAGCATTACCTAAAACGTGCTTACTTACTTCTACATCACTTTCAATGTAGTTAAGCGCACCGAAATAACCCGGAAGGCTATAAACGTTCATTCCCGGTCTGTATTCCTTTACATAAAGTATCTGAACTCCTTGTGGGTTAGCAGGGTTAAACGCATTGTATACCTCAGCTTTTTCTTGGTTGCGTGTAGCCTTCCAATCTTCCTTATACCAAAACTGAGTGTTGTCTTTGTTAGTTCTAATTTTTGTATAATCACAATGCCATAACTCAGCAATCTGTGCGCCCATTACACTCCATATAACTTGAATGTAAGCACCGCCAAACAACTCTAAGTCCAAAGCAACCTTTTTAGTCAAATCATTAAGGGTCTCTTCTCTATTAACCTTCTTAACAATAGCCTCTTCGCCTACCCACCCGTTACCTACAATGTAGTTTACCTTGCCTCTAATGATAGCGTTGTGCTTGGCAGATTTGTTAAACAAGTCTAAAAGATATTGAGGATAGTCATTGTTTTGACCATACTGCATATAACCTTCGCCTTTTTTCTCTTTATATTCTGGTTGCTTTGCTTCCGCAAATGTCAATACTTGTATTTCCATTATTGTCTAATTGTGAATGTGCTTGTTGTTTCGTATTCTGTGAATGATATAGTAGTTCCCGTTAGCTCCATAATGCCGGTTTCTAGCAGGTTTAAGCCTGTCGGGTCTGTGTTGGTAGTACTTGCTTGTTCGTAAATTGTATAGGTGTATTGGCCGTTTAAAGCCGTATTAAAGAAGCTATTTACAACAATAGTGAACTCGTTGTAACGTTCTTTATATGGACTTATATCTGTGTTGTTTAGCCTTACAAATTTAATGTCCGTGTTCGTGCTTCTATTCTCAAAAATGAATAAATAGTTCGGACTTGTTAAAAGCTGCTTCTCAGTCAAGGTAAGTATTATATTTTGGGTTTGCCCCTTGTTTAGTCTTATCACAACTATAAATATAAAGTAACACGATTGTTTGCAAAATAAAAAACCCCCGCCTAATTAAAGACGAGGGCATCTATATACAAAACCAAAACAACCTAAGTTCCCGGTGTCATTAAAGCTGCTGCAATATTTGAAGCAACAGCCGGAGCCATAGCAGCTTCCGCACCTGTGAAGGTTAAAGTGTAACCACTTCTATCTCCTTCGGCAGTTCCTGTACCGGAGTTACCTGCGGTAAGGTCTAAGCCTCTTGTTTTTCCTAAGTACCAGAATAAGCCATTGTTATCTTTGGCTACTGCTACTAATGTGTTTTGAGCTAATAACAAGATTTCGTTTCTTGTGTTCGCTTGTAGTTTGTTTAATACTATGGTCAATTCAGGAGCATAAAAGACAGTCCCGTTTTGTACGTTTGCATTAACATTCTCAACGAATTGAGAAGTGCCTTTAACAAGCTCGTACTTATAGAACTTCTTGCCAGATGCTTTTACAAGAGCGGTGATTACACCACTTGCTTCTGTTGTAGAAGTAACATCTGCTGCTGCTATGAAATAAACCTCAGTAATACCACCTAAACTGTCTTTACAGTCTAAGGTATAATTTTGAGTTAAAGCGCAAGGCATATTTTAGAAATTAATTAGTTTGAAAAAATTGGGGGGCATATTTCAACCCCCCTATAAATTATGCTAGAACGAATGCAGCAATCTCGTCTAAAAATGCGACGTTCACGCCCATTTTAAATTGAGATACGAAACGTACTTGGTCAGCTTCCTTAGCGTAGAAAATTTCAAACTTTTCTTCTTCGTTCAATAAGTCAGTACCTAAGAACATATTGCTTAAACGCATAGCGTAAACTCTGTTAGTTCCGTTAAGACCTGCAACTGCTACAACTTTGATTGTAGTACCAGGAAGTACGAATTCGCTATCAGCTTTTACATCAATTTGGTAATTGAAGCTACCGCTATTTTTAAGAGCAATAGTGTAAGTACGGAATAAATCTTGACCACAGAAGATAGTCATATCATCAGCAGCTACAACTTTTGCAGGAATAGCTCTGTAAACACCATCAAAGATAGAGATTACGTTAGCAGCAGTAATAGAAGATAAAGGCGCACCTGAGATAAAAGTAGAAGCGTTTGCAGCTACAACACCACCGGTAGTTCCTATTAACTTGATAAGGCCATCAAATTTATTAAGGTTAACATTAACACTAGTCGTATCGGCTTGCCATAGCGCAGTTTCTAATTGTGCAGCGATTGTCTTAGCTTTCTTTTCGCTATACTCTTGCTCAAAAGGAATAGAGTCATAATAAGAACCAGTAGGTAAAGCTTTTTGTAAATACTTTGCTTCTAAATCCTTAGGGCAAAGAGATTCGTTTACTTTAATTTTACCAGGAGTTACAGTTCTTTGAGTAAAGGTAGTAGAACCAGAAGCATTAAAGCCACAAGCAGCACCATCTTGGAAGATAGCGTCAGTTTCCATAATGTTAATCTTCTCGCTTGACTTTACGCCAACCATAACGTTACCAGCGCTCTTAATAAGAGACGCAGTTTTTGCACCCAATACAGATGAAGTTACAAGTAGAGCTTCGTTTTCTTTTGTATAGTTTGCTAATGCAGATACATCAAATCCCATTTTATTTTATTTTTATTTGTTTAATAAAGCGTTTCTAAATTTTTCAATTCTTTCGTACTTCATTTCCTTTGTAGTTACGTTAGAACCGAATGTTTGTTTTGGCTGCGCAATAGGTTCAGCGTTAGGTGTCTTAGTAAGTGCTTCTATAAGTTCAGCTACTTGACTAAAACCATTCTTAACTTTTGCCTCTAATTGTGCTACTTGTGATTTAAGATTTTCGTTTTCAGCTACTAAATTCGAAATTTCGTCAGCCATTTTCTCGTCATACTTCTTACCCATTTCAGCAGGAGTTTCGTCAGCGATTTCCGCTTCTGCTTTTGGGGTTTCAATAGAGATAATTTTAGCGGCTTCGTCTAACTCGATTTGAGTGCCGTCAGCTAATTGGTGTTCGCCCATTGGAGCAGGTGTTCCGTCTGCTAGGGTAACTTGACCACCGATAGCAAGTTCGCTAATCATAACCTTTGTTCCATCCATAAGGCTATATTCTGCGAATGTAACAGGTACCTCTTCGATAGGTGCTTCAACAGGAGCAGGTGCTTCTACTGGTGGCATATCTTCGAACAAAGCCCTAATTTGCATAATTGCATCTTTTGCGTTCATCATTCTTTTTGTTTAAATATTAATAAAAGATTTAGTTTATCATTTAACCCGTTGCAATATTTCCTTTATTGCATTCATAAGTTCTTGTTCTTTGCTTGGCTTAGTCTTGTAGGTAAATAAACCCTCTACGCTAAACCCTTTGAATTTTCCCTCTTTAACGTCGTTCCATACTGCATCATTTTCTACTTTGAACGAACCAAACCACGAGCCGTCTGGTGCATCTTCAAAACCCTTCATTGGTTGTATGCCTCTGCTCTTATCTGTAATAAAGCTCTCAAACATTGTTACCCCTTCTACCTGAGCATCAGGAGAATGCATTAAGTTTACGTTTGATTGGTAGCCTTTTTTGAAAAACTTTTGAGCAATCTTAAAAATAGTATCCTTAGAGAACACCACATAATAATCGCCATAAGTAGCATCACTACGAAAAATAGGCACATCAGCCAACATAAGAGGGCCAGAGATAATTCGCTTATCTTCGCTAACCACTTCAAAGCGTTGTTGGTTCTTAAAAGCATTCCAATTCTTTTGTATAGCCGGTCTGTCAACTAATGCAACGTAATCTACTTCTGCATCGTCATTTATATCCTCGCTAATGTCTAATAAATAAACAGGTAAATCCATATCTTTAAATATTAAGTGTTTTAAATTGTTATCATTTAACCGAACCTTGCCCTTTGTCTTATAGCAGCGATACGTTGTTGGTTACTTGTTACATCGTTTTCTACAACATAAGCTCTAACGGCTTGGTTTCCTATTGCGTTAATAGTCTGGTTATCTAAGGTAGTTGTTTGTGCTTGTGGTTGTGGGGGTGCTAATGGGGCTGCTGCTGATATACTTGGAGCAGATGCGCCACCGCCTACTGTACCTGTACCCTTTGCAGAAGGAATATTTGTGCTAACAATCTTTTTAACATTTACTAAACCGGCAGCAATTACGGCACTCGCACCAACAAAACCTAAAACACCGCCCTGACTTAATGCCCTTGTAGCACCTTGATAAGTATTTATAATTGCTTGTGCAACTGCGATAGCTTTACCTGCAACACTATTCTTATCTACAATAGCACTAAGTAAAGACAACGCGCTTTCGGTATCTGCAACCTTTGCATCTAATCTTTTCTTATCCTCAGATGCTAACCATTTATTTACAGCATTTACATTTTGAGCTGAGTCCTCAGTTGCCTTTTGTTGAGTTTGAATAGCTTGTAAAGTAAAGTTAGTAGTAGAACCTACAACCTTTTTTTGTTGCTCTATTCTTTTATCATCTATTTCCTGCTGCTTTTTTGCAGCTTCTGCTGCTTGTTCAGCATCTAACGCATTTAATTCTTTTTGTGTTAGAATTTTAGCATTTACTGCATCTTTCCTTCTCTTATCGTATTCAGCTAATAAATCATCTGTTAGTTTTCTTTCGTCATCAATTTGCTTTTGTAATCTTGCAGCTTGTTCTTCTGCTAATTTATCAGATATTGCCTTAGATTTTTCTCCGGCTTGTTTTGCATTGTCTATTCTTCTTTTATTTTCTTGTGCATCTAAAACTTGTCTTTCAACTCCTAATTCCCTAAACCTTTTTTGCTCTTCTTCTGTTAGCTTACCTTTTGTGGCTAATCTTTTCCTAAACGCATTAAGTTCTGCTTCTCCTTGTTGTCTTGTAAGCTCGTAAATCTCTTTTTCTTTTCCGCCTTGTGCAGTAAGTATTTTAATTCGTGCAGCAATACTTTCGTTATTTCGCTTAGTTGTTTTTTCTAATGCTTCCAAAGCTCTGTCTGCTTGTGATGTAATACCAACAAAGTCAGTAACTTTTGTAACTAAATCTCCAAAAAAACTAGCTAACTTACCAAGTCCAGGAAATAAATTAAGGACTACTTGTTTTATCTTATCAAAGTTTGCAACTATTAATCCTAATCCAACAGCAAGAGCGCCAAAGCCTGTTGCTATAATTGCTCCACGCAAAGTAGTAAATGAACTTACTACATTTGTTTTTACAACTGTTGCAAGTCGTTGGAAGTCTTTTGCAGAATCAGTAATAGCAGACAAGCCCTGTGATAAGGCTAATGCAGATTGTACCTTTAACAAAGATTTTTGCAGTTCCTCACTTTCCGCACCTACTACACCAAGCGCACCCTGTACGGCAGTAAAGCCACCTGCAACCGCGTTAATAGCTCCGGCAAATACTTGGAACTTCTTTCCCGGGTCAAACAAGTCGGCAGTTTCTCTCGCTTCGCTTATCCTATCTTTTAATTCAGCTACTCTTTTTGCTGCTGCTATTGCTTCGTCTGAGTAATCGCCAAAATTAGATTGTGCAGTAATTAATTCGGCATTAGCTTCTCTTAATGCTTTTTTAACGTTGCCTATCGATTCAACTGCGTTGCCTTGTACGTTAATATTTATACCTACGTTCTCTTGTGCCATTAGTATTGTGTTTCTATTACTTTAAGAAATGATAGTTTGGTAGTGTCGTATTCCATTGGGTTAAAGTTCTCAACTTTGTTAAGCCTAAATAATACCCCGTCTATAAATACATACTTACTAAAATCTAAGTTGAAAATGTCTATAATATCCAATAATCCATAACACGTTAATAGCTTACTATCCTTGCTTGTTATCTCTGCAATATAAGGACTATGGAATGCGTTAAATACGTTTGTGCTTGGGTATCTGTTAGGACTAAATTGTAGCTCTTTTGGTGCGCCAAAGTTTATATCGTTAGTAGGGTTAATTGGGTCATCTAAATGCCCGGCATAACCATAGCTTGTATAAGATGCTAAATTAGTTGCTCCGTTCATAATATTCCAACTACCTACACCTGTAATCTTTTTAGTCTGCATTATTCGTATAATGCTATCCATTCTATCCTCTGCGTTATTAGTATTTGACTTCTTATAGATTGCCGGAAATACTTTGTCTTGCCCTGTTGCTTGGAACAATGTAGAGGCAGCAAATATAACTTCTAAGGTGTCGGTTTCTTTTACAAAGTCAAACTCAGTATCGTAAATAAAATCTCCATAGCCTTCTGTGTACTTTTTGCGGTAGTTCTCGCCATAGAAGTCATTATCAGCCTTGAACTTGTAATTATAGTAACGAGCGTTAATCTCACTCATTGGCTTTATGCTTAAAGGCTTTGCTCTATCTATTTTGTTAGTCCAATCTTCTGCATTAGCCGATACCTCAGGATAGAAGTCCACATACGGACTAATAACCAGCTCCTTGTCGTTAAACTTATTCTCATAAACGTAAAGGTTAAACATCTTAACTATGCTTAAAAAGAAATCTGATTGAAATATACCTTTTGGAATAACATCGTTTACTTTAATTGTTTCTCCTAAATTAACCTGTACTTGTGTAGGGGTGCTTGTTGTTACATTAATTTCTCCAATAGTAGTGTCAATAATTATTCCGTTGCCTGATATTTCGGCAAACATTGTATCGTTAGTAGCAAATGTTATGCCTTGTAATGTAAACTGACAATCCATAAAATTACTTACACTTGCATCAAAGTCCTGTCTGCCTATCTCTATGTTATTCTTATATAGTATAAGAGAATAGTTTGGTATATTGACATTGTAAAAAACAACGTTACCTCTTAATAAAAAATTTATATTTGTTGTTAATGTAGGTACTCCATTGTAGGTAAATAACTGTCCTAAGATTTCAAGTGAAAAGTTACCTGCCGTTACCATTGTATACTCAACATATGCGCTTATGTTAGTATTTAGCCTTATTTGTTTAGCTGCTGCGTTAAGGCTTGTATTATTTAACGTTGTTATGTTTGTCTGGTTGTGAGGTATAATCAAGCGTTTAAATAAAGGCTCATCAAAGAACGGGCAGTTAAAAGTGTAATCTGTTCCGGCAAATATTTTTTCTATGTACTCCTTAACATACAAAGCAGGTCTAAACGTTGTATATTGGAAGTCCCTTTTAGCTACTCCGAATTGGCCTGTGCTAACGTTTCCGTAATCAATCAAAGGATAATAGTAACCAGAGCCACCGGCATTATCCCAACTCCCACTAATATTTGCAACGCTATAAGTA